TCAAGACGTATCATATGCTCAGATCTTGCAAGTTCATCATCACTCACAATGCCATCACCATCTAAGTCAAATTGTTCGTATTGACTACCTTTTTGTAATTTTTTGCTCATTTGAAACTGTCCTTTATACTTTTTACTACGTTCTTCAACGTAAAAGGTTTTTCATTAGGTCTATATTTACATCGCATCTCTCTTGGACATTCTCCAGCACCAATCGGTACATATTCATTCCACTGCGTGTAATTAGCTCCAACATAAACACAGACCCTTGTTTTATCTTCTAATAGTTGTTTTGCTAATCGACAAGTTGTTATTCCTTTTTCTCTAGCTATTGCAACAACTACTAAAAAAGACACAATACAAAAAAATATTAAAAAATAATATAAAAAATTATACAGCATAACCATTAACCAACTTCCATAGTAATCAACCAAACCATCCAAGCAACAGCACTTGTGCCAACTAAAACAGCAATACCCATAATAGTATAGTCTCGTATCATACGTTTTTGCTCTTCACGAGCATACACAGCTTCCTGCCTTTGCCGTCTAATTCTACCCTCCTCACGGAGTAGCTCTTCGTAAGCCTGTAAGCCATAGTGACCAACTAACCAGTTTTTAAGGTCTTCACGTTGTTTTTGTATTTTCTTCTTAGCTGCAAAACTCTCCATTGCAACTTCTTGAACAGAGCCGTTAAATAATTTATCAAATGTTGAGGGATTGTTAGAGTTTTTGTGAATGTTATCTATATCAGATACAGCACCCATCCATTTTCCTAAAGTAGCTGTACAGTCTTCAAGTTCTTTACCTGATTGTACCATAGATACGAAAGTTTTATAACAAGTTGTAGCTGTGCTAACTGCGGCACCTAATGTAATTGGATCAATCATTTAAAAATACTTTGTTTGTTTTACCTTGCTTACTATTCCCCCTTTGTTAAATCTAAATTTTTTTTGTCCAGTATAAGGCTCTATCCCATAATTTTTTTTATGTTTTGCATTGTATTGACGATTTTCAGAAATTCTATCCATAGCTCTTCTCTGTGCTGGTGTCATACCAGAAAAAAGTTGTATTGATTCCTCTTTAGTTGTAAATCCTTTTCTGCGATCTGCCATTTAGAATATGCCTTTGAACTCCTTACCTGTCATTTGTGAAGATGTGCCACCCTTAACAAGACCACCTTGTTTTTTTCCAATAACTTGTAAAACAGTTTTTTTCATTTCTTTACCAGCTTTTCTTTTTTTACGTTTTTTTTCTTTATCAAGATAATACTTATCTAAATCATCTTTTTGTATTTTTTGTAATTTTTCTCTTTCTTCTTTAGGAAACGTCATATTGTGTAAAGATTGAATAGCATTTCCAGCTAATCTTTTAAAATTACCTTTTAAAGTACCTGTAAATTTTGTAGGGTCAACTTCACCACCTTTTTTCATAAAACCCATCTTGTTACGAACTTCAGTTGGTAATTTTTTCAAACCTTTATTACCTTCAGGAACTGCTTTTAAATTTTTCTTAACGGAACCACCTTCTTTGTAGCCCTCTCGACCTGCTGCTCCTTTACCTTTAAGTATGCCAGTTAAATAATCTATTTGATCTCTAACTGCTTGTGGTGTGTACTGATCGTCAGGTCCTAATAGTTGTAACCTTCTCGTTATTCTATCTTTTTGACGAGAAGTAACATTTTTGCCTTTGACTCCTGCTCTCATACCTTTTTGACTCATAATTACTTCTCCTTTTTTGGTCTGCCTTTTTTCTTTATCTTTGATTTTGTAACTTTAGGTGTAGCTTTTACCTCACCACTGTCAACTACTTTCTCTACTTCAGGTTCTTTTACTTCATGAAACACTGGTTCAGGAGCAACACCTTTTTTGGCGTTTCTTCTATCAACTTTTTTTTGTTTTTCTACTTGATATATTTTTTCTCTAATTGAACTAACCACTTTAATTTCTCCTATTGATGTTAGCACTCGCAATATCTCTTTGAGTTTGGATACGCTCTTCTGCAATACGTGTTTTATCATTTAACGCCTCTTCTGAAATGTCAATTCTTTGTTGGTCTACAAGTCTTTGATTTCTTTCTTTTTCTTTATCAAGTTCTTGTTTCTTATCAAACTCATCAGCTTTTCTTTCTATATCTTGTCCTCTGAGAGCAAGTTCTTGTTTTCTAATTGTAACTAACGGATCTTCAGATGCTGGAGGTGAAACAGTTTGTGCATACTTCTCTGTTAAATCTCCAATAATTTCAGCTGCTTTATTTTGAATATCATTTTGCATTTGTTGTTGCATCTGAGGATTTTGTTGCATCATCATTTGTTGTTCTGGTGGTATATTAGCCATAATCTCTTGTTGTGCCATACCTTCTGCCATCATACCAATATGTTCCTGTATATGACCTTGTAATGTCATAGCAACGGCTGCGTTTATTTGTGCAGCACTTGTTGAAAACATAGCCAAATGTGCTTCAATATGTGCCGAATGATTTTGTTGTGGGAACGCTTGTAATCGACCACCTCTTAGTGCCTCTTGATTCTCCTTTGCAGGATTAACAGGCATAGGCTGTGGAGGAGGTGGCAACATCTGGTCAATGTTCGACACACCTAGTGCCTCATACATCTTACGATACGCTTGATATAACCCTTGAGGTCCACCATGAACCTCTGGATTACTTTGAACTAACTGCAACTGTGTTTGTGCCAATGCAATTCTTTGTGACATAGAAAAGATGTTTGGGTCACTCACGGGAACTACATCTATACGATCATCAAAATCTGTTTGTTTAATTGTTGGTGGAGCACCAGCAATCATATAAGGATAAGGTGCTGGATTCATAGCAAATACTTTTGCTAATAATTTAAACTCCTGTTTTTGTGCGTAATGTAGACGTTTGTGGATAGCACTCATAACTTTTGTGCCACGTTCCATAACAGCCATTGTTGTACCAACAGGTGTTTGTCCTGACATCTCACCTATCTTTTGGTCAGCAGCAGAGGCAAAACGTCTACCAGAGTCTATCAATGTACCCAAGAGGTTATAAAGGGTGCCTGATGGCTCTTTAAACGGCAAAGGCATCAATGATTGTCTTATATCTCCACCTGCACTATCAATATCTCTAAATTCGCCTGGTGCCAAAGGTGTATCTTCATCTCGTATTCTTGCACCTCTAGCTTTGAATCCAGCAGGTAAATTACTTAACGTACCTGCATCAATAAGCTGTCTGAGTAAACTAGTTGATGCTTTTGATAAACCACCCATCATGTGTGTTAGACCAAATCCATAAAAACCTAGACCTGGCAAGAACTTATAATGAACAAAATACTGTTTCTTCATCATTAGTGGATCATTTTGGTCATAATTTCTACGAACAGCTAAAACATCTCCTGTTTTTTCTAATATGGAAACAATATATGGTAATTTTAAACCACTTGGTTCACCATCTTGATTCATATCCTCAAATCCCTCTATATCTAGGTTTGTATGAATCTCGTAAATAACTATTTCTTCTTGTTCGTTAGAATTATATATGCCGTCAGCTTTATCTATCTCTTCCTGTATATCAGAGTAATCACTAGCTCCTGTTCCATAAGAAGGTAGGTCTGTCTCCTTATAAAAACCTGATAACTGCATTTTTAAAACATCATTCTTACTCATTTTAACAACATGAGTAATACGTGATGCTGTTAGTAAATCAGTTGCTGAGTAAGGAACAACAATATCTTCGGCATGAACAAACTTACTGACAGCTCTTTGTAATAATGGATCAAAATATATTTTTTTAAATGTTGAACCTACTATTGGTAGATAAAATAACATCTGGTCAAGTTCTGGATCAAACTCTTCCATAACGTATGTTATTTCATAATTCATATAATTTTTAACACGTTCTGCTTGTGCAACGACAGCAGGATTTTCATCTCCTACAATATCAACTCTTACAGGACCTCCTGATGGCAGTAATTCTCTGTAAGCCTGTGCTTGAAACTGTGTAATACTCTCAGACAGCAATGGATGTACAATACCAGACGCACCTTCAAAAGGCTCACTTCTATCCTCATATTTAATACCAAGTAACTCAATACCAGATTTGTATATTTTTTCCCATTCTTCACGAGATGTCATGTCATCTTTGACAGAAGACATTAAATCAGTGGATATTCTACCAAGTTCATCTTCTTCTATAAATTCTGCAAGATTAGCATCAAAAGGTATATTTTCTTTTGGCATCATTTCTTCTTGTGGTAACTCACCAATCAATGCACTACCATCTTCCATCTGTGCAATGCCAGGCTGTTGTGGTAATTCTACAATATCAACAGGTGTTTCAGTAGACTCTGGTACAAGTTCTATTGGTCCGCCTGGTCCGAGTGGTTCTGCCATTA